AACAAGATCGACATCCGCTTCAACCCGGACGCGGGCGACACTTACCCGACCTGCTTTGGCAACAGCGTTCTCATCTCCGTCCTCGCAAGCGGAACCGGAGACCCGGACATCGACGCGGCATGGGCGATCATTGAGAACTACCGGTACAATTACATCATCAGCCCGTACACCGACAGCACGAACCTGCAGTTCCTCGAAGACGAGCTTGATGCCCGCTTCGGCCCGCTGTCCGACAAGCAGGGTCTCGGCCTGACCGCGTTCAAGGGCACGTATGGCGAGTGCTCGACCGAGGGCAAGCTGCAGAACAGCCCGCACATCTCGATCCTGGGATTCTACAACGGCCAGCAGACGCAGGAAGAGTGGGCGGCGGTCTTCGGGGCCGTTGCCGCGTACTATCTGAACGACGACCCGGCCCGGCCGCTTCAGACGCTCAAGCTCCCGAACATCATTGCGCCGAACAGCATTGACCGCTTTACGAACACGGAGCGCAACCTGCTTCTCTTTGACGGCTGCTCGACGTGGAACACCGACGTCAACGGCAACGTGCTGCTCGAACGCGTTGTCACGACGTATCGCACGGACGCGCAGGGCAACGCCGATGCCAGCTACTTGAACATCGAGACGATGGCGACGCTCTCCGAAATCCGCTACCAGTACCGGGTGCGGATGTGGACGCGGTTCCTGTCGCAGCGGTTCAAATTGGCTGACGACACGTTCCCAGTCCAGCCCGGCATGATGGTCGCGACGCCGAAGACGATCAAGCAGGAAATCATCGCGCTGTTCAGCGAACTGGAACAGGCCGGTCTCATTGAGAACCTCGCCGACTTCGTCGAAAATCTCGTTGTTGAGCGCAATGCGACCGACCGCGACCGCGTCGACGTGCTGCTGCCGCCGGATCTCATCAACCAATTCCGTCTGCTCGCAACTCAGCTCCAGTTCGTCCTGTGAAAGAAAGGGGATAAAACATGGCTCGAATTACCGGAAGGATTGAAGTGCTTGTCAACGGCACGCCCGTCCTGAACAAAGAAGGCGCTGTCGCCAGCGGTATCGGCATCAGCGGGGAACCTGGCTTCGAACTCGAACCCGTTATGGGCGACACTGGCTTGCATGGGTTCAAAGAAACACCGCAGCCCGCGAAGCTCGAAGTCTCCGTCACCGACCGCGACGACATTTCGCTCTCCGATCTCGCACAGATCCGCGACAACGGAACCGTCATCTTCCGCGCGGCGGGCGGTGGCAAAGTCTACACGATGCAGGGCGCGACATGCGCCCGAAACTTCTCCGTCACCGGCGGCGAAGGCGAAACGCCGATTGTTTTTTACGGGCCGTACTGGCTCGAAGCGGCAGGCTGACCGTGAAAACGCCCGTGGTTGCCAGTTCAATGCAGCCACGGGCCTTTCTCGCGCGTCTCAAGCGATTCTAGAAGCACACTCATGGAGCCGATATGAACGAAATTGAACTGGAATACCCGATTGAGATCAACAAAAAAGACGGTCTCGTCAAACGCATAACGAAAGTTTCTATTCGCCGGATCAAGGCGAAAGATTTGAAACTGTTCCCGAAGGAAATGCTCGATGCCGAAACGGCAACGAAGAAAATAGATGTCGTGAAGTTGATCCCGCTTATTGCGTCACTCTGCGATCTGACGACTGACGAAGCGGGCGAGATCGACCTCGCAGGCGACCTGACAAAGATCGTCGATGCGATCAAGGCAAACATGCCGGGGGAATCGCTGCCCTCGGTGTGAACTGGAACCGGGCGCTGTGGAGAATTGCGGCGCGCTATGGGTTCCCGCCGGGGGATATTTGGGAAATGGAAATAGCTGACGTGATGTTTTGGCTTGAAGGAGTAGCTTGGCTGGAACCAAAAGGAGGCTGAAATGGCAACCGCAACAATGAATGTGTCAATGCTCTTGCAGTTGACAGATAAACTTTCAGCGCCTTTGCTCAAAGTGACCGATGCCGTTAAGGGTGTCGGTCTCGCCGTCAATCAGGCCGCTGCCAGTATGCAGAAGTTCGGAGCTCGCGTCAATGAAGCCGGGAAGGACTTTGGCAAGATCGGCAAAGACCTGTCGATGAAACTGACGCTGCCGATTGCGGCGATTGGCGGCGCGGCGATCAAAACTGCGCTCGATTTCAACAAGGGCATGGCGAATATCGCGACGCTGATCCCTGGCAACCAGAAGCGCGTCGCCGAACTCGGCGATGCAATCATCAAGATGTCGAAGGATACCGGCACAAGCACGACCGATCTGTCGACCGGCATGTACCAAGTCGTGTCGGCGTTCGGCGACACGTCGGAAGCGGTCGGCCAACTCGCGGCGGCAAACAAAGCGGCGAAGGCCGGGCTATCGACGACCGAAGAGTCGATCTCGCTCCTGTCTGCCGTGACGAAGGGCTACGGCGACACGACTGCTGCTGCCGTCACGAAAGCATCCGATCTTGCGTTGACGACCGTCAGGCTCGGGCAAACGACTTTCCCGGAACTGGCCGGCAGCATGGGCCGCGTCGTGCCGATGGCGAAGGCACTGAACACATCGCAGGAAGAATTGTTCGCAACATTCGCAACGCTCTCCGGCGTGACCGGTAATGCGAGTGAAGTCAGCAGCCAACTTAAAGGTGTGTTCTCGTCGATGATGAAACCAACGACCGATATGCAAATGGCAATTCAGTCGCTTGGGTATTCCGGGGCTGACGCGATGATCAAGCAGCTCGGCCTTGTTGGGTCGATGCAGAAGTTGGCCGACACAACCGGCGGCAGCCAAGAAAAAATGGCGGCGATGTTCGGCAGCGTCGAAGGACTCACCGCCGCCCTCGCCCTGACCGGTGCACAAGCCGGGGCGTTCAAACAGAAGATGGCCGAAATGGGTAAGGCGACCGGTGCAACCGAACAGGCCTTCAGGGATCAGACGACCGGTATCGGCGCGGCAGGATTTAACATGGAGAAATTGATGGCGACGATTAAGGCGCTCGCGATCAAGATCGGCCAGACGCTTCTCCCGTTCGTGGAGCGCGTTGCCGCCGTATTCGCAACGGTCGCCGATATCGTTGGCAATCTGCCCGGGCCAATCCTTGACCTCGTTCTTGTGCTTGCCGGAATCGTTGCCGCTGTCGGCCCGATCCTCGCAGTTGTCGGAGCGTTCAAAAAATTGCAAGTCGTTATCGGAGCGCTCAAAGCGAATCCGATTTTTCTCGTTATTAGCGGGATCATCGCGCTCAATTCGCTCTTGCGCGGGGCACGGACGACAATCGAGAACGTGTCCGGCGCGACCGATGCGCTCGACACGGCGATGACAAACGTCGCGAAAAATAACGGCATGCTGGCCACGCTCAAGACGACGCAACAGGGCACGGCAGAGTACGAACAGCAGATGCAGGCGTTGATCGCGGCGAACCCAAAGCTGGAAAAGTCGAATATCAATTTGAAGTCATCATACGAAGATGTCGCCAATGCCCTGAAGGGCCTGAACGAGCAACAGATCATTCAGGCAAAAGCAAAAGCGCTCGACGAATACAAAGCCGGGATGAATACGCTCGGCGACCTGTCGACCGATCTACTTATTGCTGAGGCGAATCTCGCAAAACAGACAGCTGGGTCTGAAGGCTTTACAGAAGCAAAGATCAAGTTTGACGCCGCGAAACAGCAGTTCGACGACATGGCGCAAACACTTCAAAACGCCGGGCAATTGATCGGCTACGACCAAGCGAAAGTGCAACGCGATTTGAAGAAAGGCGCTGTTGCAGATATTGGAATTGGCAGTCTCGGGAGCGTCGGGATTGTGAGTCAGGCGGCACAAACAACACTTGGCGACATGGCGAAACCGCAAGCGTCCGATCAGGTTGCTCAAACGCTGGCCGGGATTCAGCAGACACTTGCGACGCCGCCGCCAGACCCGAAGTTGGCCGGCAGCATTTCTATCAATGTGACGAGTGACGGGCAAGCGACTGTAACCGGCTCGCGCTTCAATGGTGGTGCTGTCGACGTCTTCATGCCGTCCGTGTTCGGCGGCAGGACAAGGAACTGAAATGGCAAGACCGAATTACAAGCTGAAAAGCTGGCGCGACAATCTCATGGATGCATCTTTTCGCGGCATCCCGTTTAAGGTCGAGGCGCATGAGTTTTCTTGCGGGCGCTGGGTCGATGTCGAAGAGAAGGTCAATCCGAACGGGCCGTCGTGGATCTGGATTACCGACAAGGGCGGCGAGGCGGAATACTTCGACATCGACGCATACATCATCCAGAACAGCGCGAACGGATACGATTATTTCAAGAACCGCGACGATCTCATCAAGGCTGTCAGCATTGGCCGGAACATGGATAACAGCGGTACGCTTGTGCATCCGTATCTCGGCATCAAGAAAGCGTTTGCGGTTGGCGATCAAAAGTTTTCCGAGTCTGTCACCGATGGCGGCATGTGCAAGATCAAGCTGCGCTTCGTCTGGGACACGCGGCAGGATGTCAAGCCGGTTGTCATGGCGAACCCGAGCGTCGCCGACATGGCCGCGCTCAACGCGAAGAACAACGCGCTCGACAAGATCGGAAGAGCACACGTCTGAACTCCAGTCACGTCCGCACATCTCGTATGCCGTCTTCTGCTTG